GTTTTTTGAGTTAAATATTTCATCTTTTTACAACCAGTACAAAGTGTGGAGTTTGTAATCATTTCAGGAGTGTATTCTTTCATATAGGTATGAAATTTACAAAATGGACCTTTAAATCGGCAGGCATTACCATTCACGTCAAGTGCAGGACAACTCATGGGATATAGGTATGAATTACGTAAATACAAATCAATTTTTTAAAAACTACGCAAGTAAATTGTAGATAAATCAAGTAAATATGCAAATTATAAACATTCAAGTATCCAATTACTATAGAATTCCCAAGTAAATATATTCCCAATAAATGCTTAAAGATTATAAAACTATATATGTATAATGCCTTCGTAGCTCAATCGGTAGAGCGTGTGACTGTTAATCACAAGGTAGACAGATCAAAACTGTCCGTCGGCGTTGTCGTATTTGCTGTAAAATATTGAAATGTTTTTACATCTCAATATTTATGTATGTTTATTTTTGTATTATGATACTTCTTTATTTATGGTTTTCTTTAGGATTTTGGAATAAACAACCAATGAGTCATAGTTATGGTTTATATAAAAAGGGAATTTTATCTGAACAGCCAATCCATAATAAATTTGTAGATGTAGTGCATGTTGTTTTTTATAATGTAGACGATTTAACTTCAGAATTACAAGATGAATTATATGAATATGTAAAAGAAAATCAACCATCCTATCATAAAAAAAATCATTTTTTAGGATATTTAAAAAAAGGCTATGTATCTATTTACAGAGAAAATAATTGTATACGTGGATGTATTACAAGTAGGCAAGTACAGTTTAGATTAGATCAAGATACGATAGATGCCTATTCTACTGATTTTATATATGCAGATACATCTTATATCTTGAAATGTTTGATTCAAACTCATGAATACAACAAACATAAAATTGCACATTCTACGTCTATTATTACCCACATGAAATCTATACGATTTTTGGTTCCGTTAGTAAATTATAAAATTCAATGGTTATATACACAATCGTTTATAAAATATAAATTTTCATTAAAAACAAGACTAATTAAAAATACGCCAGATTTATTAAATGATGTGTATACATCTTTTAGGAAAAATAAATTTAAATGTCAAGTAACACCTAATATATATACGTTAACTGAACTTATTCAATCTAAAAACATTTCTATTTATTCTATTTACAATCCATATTTGGTTGCCGTTTTATTTTTTAAAAATACATATGAATTAGAAGATGATTTATCTATTGTAGATTGGATAGGAACAATTGTAGTAGATTCAGAAGATATGGAATTGGTACATGGAGGTATTTCTACTATTTTATATGGAATTAAAAAAACATTTAAAATAGTTCGTATTCATCAATTATCGGATACACTATCTTATCCGTCACAGTTTAAAACAACAGAATGTAACAAATATGTATACAATTACGGTATTTATACTATTTCGCCATCAGACTGTTTTTTCTTATAATGATAAGAATTAATAAGAGAATAAAGATAAAATGTATTTTTGATAATAAATAACAATATTCATACCCAGGATATATAGTTGTATCTAGCAATAATCCATGAAATAAATATTTGAAAAGTAATCCAAACTTAAAAAAATATTTTTCCCATTGTTTAGAATTTTCAGTATTCGGAAATAATTGATAACATAATGGTTTATAATAGGTATATCTTGTAGTATATAAATTACAATATACATCCCAATCATAAGGTAATATTTTAAACTGCGAATAGATATCATTATTCAATATGTGTTCTCGTATTGGTTGTGAATAAATACATGCATGCATACCACATGATAATAATAATCGGTTATGAAAAGATAATGATGGAATTTGTAAAAAAGGTATGCATCCCAATTGATAGATACACTTTTCATGTTTTTTATTATTCATAAACATATTAATTTCATCATGAATTTTTGTATCTTTTATACACGAATCATAAAAAAAATCATCTTCTAATATTAAAATATTATTGTATTTTTTTTCTTTAGCATCTTTAAAAATAGTTAAAAATGAATCTATTAAATCATTTGCAGAAGAATAAGTTGGTAAATTTTTATTGCATTTTTTATATCCTTTATTCATCAAAATATAATTTAATTTAGTTAATGGATGGGTATGTATTTGCGTATAAATATTATTTAACCGTTTTTTGTTCCCTTCCAAATGAATAATATAAGTGGCATCTACGGATTCATCTAAATATCCATGATCAAATTGAATTAATTCAAATCTGTAACACGACATTTAAACTATAGTTATATTTTAATTACAAAGATAAATATTACTTTCTGTCATGATAATTAACCCAAATAAATGAAGAAATAAGAATGGAGATGGGCGCATATAAGATTCAATGTCCGATTTACATACCGTATTTTGATTTCCAATGATATCTACAATATTCGCATATTCATCGGGTGTAGCTACTAATTGATCCAATGCTCCAAAATCATCCGTTAAATGATGAGAAGAAACCAACCGTTTTATTTCATCATCTATGGTTTGTTTTGTTGTGATATAAGGCATTTTTGAATTGGGTATAAAATAATTCAACATGGTATATGATGTTCCAGATAGATAGGATATAGGTTGCAAATGAATATGGGTAATTAAAAATGCATGTGTATGAATAGGAATATAACTAAAGTGCGATAATATTTTGTTTGTTATCGTACTATCTGATATATGTAAGAGTTGTTTTCCAAATGGAGTATACAAACTGTTTAAGTTGCCATCACTTGACAATTCAAAGATATAACAATCTTTAGTTGAATTCCAAGGAATACACAAATCTGCAATATGACAATATGCTAGTTTATTGGGTTGAGGGTAGGTATTTAGGACTTGAACAATAATCTCAATAATTTTAAAGAAAGTTTCCATAATTGTTTATAGTATAATTGTAATGTTTTTTTCAATTTTAATTGTATGTAAAATATATGTATACAATTAAACCATATAGTTATGAAAAAGCAAAAAAATTAGGTGTAACCATTCAACCATCTACGCGAAAAAATAAAAAAATAGATGTGTACAAAAATAATAAAAAAATTGCATCTGTTGGTGCTTTAGGATATGGCGATTATCCTACCTTTATGCAAACCGAAGGATTAACATCAGCCAAGATCCATCGTAAAAAATATAAAACACGACATGCCAAAGATAGAAAAGTAAAAAATACTCCTGGGTTTTATGCAGATCAACTTTTATGGTAAATTATATTATGAATAAACATAGAAATATAAATTTATTCATAATATACATGAATACAATACAAACAAATTCAAACTATGTTGTATTTAAAAAAATATTGTCCGTTCATTCGGAAGATAGAGATATAACAAAATGGCCAAATTCAAATTTTTTTGAAATTACTTCACCTGTTGAATATAAAAATGTAGTTAGTTTACGATTAAGTGACATTGAAATACCATCTACATATTATGTTTTTTCATCCTTTAATCAAAATATAAAATTAACCTTTAAACTAATTCCAATCCATACTCTTGGAAGTGGAATGTCTCCAACTACATTTGATTATTGGGATTATGCAACTGGATTACAATTATTACAGTCTCCTCCATTTACGATTACTATTACAGAAGGTACATATACACCAGAACAAATGGCAACTGAACTTACCACGTTATTTAATTCTGCAATAGCGGATTATATTTCACCTACATCTTATTCATTTTTTAATATTGTCTATAATACAATTACACACAAATTTACGTTTTCAAACAATCGGGATGGGTTTAATTTGATATTTACCTCACCTGAAGTATATGATCATTGTTTAACATCATCTTATTATGATAATTATACAAATTGGGGATTAGGGAGTTATTTGGGATTTAATAAAAAGTTGTATGTATCAAATGCACAAAATACAATTATGTCTGAAAATGCATCGGATATTTATGGAGATAGGTATATTTATATGGAATTAGATTATTGCAACAGTATAGATGAAATAGCTCCTTATGCTGAAAAAAGTAACGCATCTTATAATCCAAAATATAGTGGAAAACATAATGCATCTTTTGCCAAAATTCCATTATTTTTACCTGGACAATTACTATATTCAAGCAAAGAAACGTATTTATCCAATATATTTTTTAGTGATCCGCCATTAGAACGCATTCAAAAATTTAAATTTAAATTAAGATATCATGATGGCCGTATGGTTTATTTTCATAATTCAAATTATACATTTACCATTGAAATAACTACATTAAAAGCAGATACAATTAAACCATTCATTAAAGTAAATTCTTCTAATTATAATTTATAATTCAAAACTTGCTTTTGTTGGAAAATATGTACGGTAAAAATTAAGTGTATATTCGTTAAATATTTTCCTTTTTTCAGGTTTTTTTTCTGTATCATTTATACAAAATATATTTGGTTTTTTAATAAAAATTTTAGGAAATTCATCTATATAATTTAATACATTAATATATATTATATTTTTCATAAGATTTACGGGTATAGCTTTATGTTTTAAATACATGTATTTAGACATTGGATAATGTATTTGTTGACACGGAGTATTTAAATTATATGTATTACATACATCAAATCCTTTTTTAAACCTAGATTTGGTAGACCGTATCCAATGTATATAATCTGCATACTTATTATTAAATTCTAAACATAAACTTTTTATATATGGAATAGCAACATGAATATGCATTTTATCTGTATTTGGTGGGAAATGAATATTTAATTGAGAAGAATAATTATTTTCTATAGTTTGAGTTGTATTTAATGCATAATTGTGTATTTTTGCTTTTCCATCGGGTGTAAAAAAATGCGTATATTTTATTGGTTTGCCTAAAAAAACATCATCATTAAAATATATGTAATGTTCGGATAAATTTGGAATATTGCAAATGGTTGTTTCTATTGCATTTGAATTTGTATTCGGTAAATATTCTTTGGATGGGAATGTATCTTTATGTTCTAGAAAAATTATTTTATCCGTTGGTTTAATCCAACTCGGTTGTTTATATGTATTCATCAAAATATATATTTTATTTACCCATGGGGCAAACCGATCAATAGAACGTAAACTATATTTTAATTCATTATTGTACGAATTCCTTGGATTATTGGTTTGGGTTTCACCTGCCCAAGTATATACCACATCAATTGGAAAAGGAGGTCTGATATTTTTTTTTGTTTTATTCATACCTATTATAGGATATTATAAAATTTCGTGTTTTTTAATATTTTTATAAAGTACTTTACATTTTTCGTAAATTGGATCAATCAACTGTTTTTGTTCTACCATGGGTATATCTAATTTAAGTGTATCGCAACATAATGTCACTGCATAATATAATAAAAATCTCCTACGTTCATTACATGCAGGTGTATATTTAATTAAAAATAATTGTAAAACCGAATTCATAATTTTTTGTATAGGATCCGATAATTTATTGCTGTAATACAATAATATTTCCCAAATAATCCATATACAATCTGTTGGATTTTTATGCGATATTTTTCTGGCAATTGCACTACATTTTTTTTTACTTGTGTATTCTAACATCCATTCAATCCAATAACAAGCATCTAACGCATTTTTATTATGAATCATGTATGAAAATTCATTCAAAGGAACAAATAATGGTTTTGGGTCGCCTGATTTAAAAATAGGTTCAATAAAGGTAACCGAAGGTGCTTTCAATCTATCAGTAGTTAATAAATTAAAATCGGCTTTATTAAATTTAATAATCTCATAACTGTGATGTTTGCTGGATAAACATAAAATAGATATAATTTCTGAAAATATTTTTCGTACATTTTCATTATTTCGTATAGACATATCATCGGATACTTCTATATATTGTTTAAACGCTTCAAACCGTGCATGAATATAAATGGGTAATTTTGGATTAGCAATATGAATATGTTTGGCATAAAAAAATAAAATAATTTCCCAAATATCCGAAACATGTCCACTGCACAATAGTTCAATCATCCAATTCATAGCTGGTTCAATTTTAGAATGGATTAAACTTTGGACGAGTTCTTTTTTTACAGCAGATTTTTGATAGTTTGAAAATGTTGTATTACGAAATGAATCTGCAGTACGTTTGTCTGCTATAATTTCCATATTTACAATAAATATAAAAAAATATATATTTATTTACGCATAGGATTTCATCAATTCTAATAAATTCCCTCTATTCATCCATTAACATTAATGACATAGCAGCATAATTATGTAAATCTATTAATGTATCTCGTATAGTTTCATCGTTGACTAAATTTACACCATTTTTTGTGATAGACATGGCACGTTGAAGTTTATCTTCTATTCGCATTAATACTCCAACAACCCCATATTGTGCAAATGCATCTCCGTAATCAATGTTTTTTCTTGTAAATAGTTCTAATGCTTCATGCTGAATTTTTTTCAT